ATAAATCTTGTTCAAATAATTTATTAGCAGTCTCTAGTGCATTAAGTCTTTCAATAACACCAAATGCAAACCATGCACCTATGACTACAGCTGCAATTAATCCTATTAAATTACGTAACGGAAGACCGATACTTGTATTCTCGTTTATTTTTATTGACATGATAAACACTCATCAGAACCTGAATCTAGTTCTGCTAATGCTTCTTCTTTACAATCTTGACCACAGAATAAATCTAATTCATCTTTTGGTTGGAATTCTTTCTCGCATTGTTTACATTTTTTCATACTTAACTCCATAACCAATCTATATATCTTTGCCACCAAGATTTTTTCTTTTCAGGTGCACCTAATATTCTAGGTTTGCAATCACATTTATCACAAATGCATGTACCGCATTGATTACTAGTTACAAAATAACCTTTACCAACACAATGACATTCGTGGTCACAAATATTACAATAAGTTTTTTTAGCCATCTTTGTCCTCTATCTCATAAAACATTTTATCAGAATCTTCTGTTACCCAATCAGATCCTTCTACTTCCCAAACTGTATTTTGTACTTTGTAGTCTGGCCATGAATTATCTGTTGTATAACTATTAACATGCCAAATGATTCTATTGTTTGGCTGCGCTGCATAATTACCATTTTCCAATGCAATTATGTGTGCACACTTGTGCTCTTGCGGAATCTCTGAATGTTCCGTGTTTAGTATATTAGTCTCTGGATGTGCCCAGTCAACCGTAAATAAGTATTGACCTTTATAAAATTTTTTATCTTTTGCCTTAAATTTGCCACTTATACCAGCCAGCCAATCAAAGCAATGAACGCTAGGATAATAACTGAAACAGTTCCACAACTGTAACGAGTCGACTGACATATCCGGCACTTGGGATCTAGAAAGATGTTTTTGGAAAAACGCGCTGATAGGCAACCTATAAAAGACCGCACCATTCGGTAGCATAACATGAAATAAGAGCGCCTTCCCACTAATGCTTGATAACCCGAAGACAACGCAGTCTTCACTTTCTCCATGATGTCCGGTAAAGTCATAAAGATACTCCTTCCTTATTTTGCAATAGATTGGTGGTATATTCGCATTTAAATAAGCCATAGTTCCTCATTATTTAATTTCGCCCCAGTTAGGACCTGATTCGTAATCAACTTTGTTAGGAACTTCCAACTCTACTGCTTGTTCCATTATTTGTTTTATTTTATCAGCTTGTGATTTTGATTCAATAGAAAAATCTAATTCATCATGTATCTGTATATGAGCTAATAAACCTTCTTTATACAAATCAACCATAGCTTTTTTAGTCATATCTGCAGCTGATCCTTGAATAAGTTTATTTAATGCTTTGTATGTAAATGCTCTTCTTGTTGGATTGTTATACCAATAATTTTTCTTAGGTTTACCATCTTTATCAGTAATAACTTTACCTTCAAAATCTTTTAAGTGAGGTCCCATTTCTTGAAGTTCTCTCATACGTTCATCATCTTCTGCAGGTACATATGTTCCCCAATCCGCTCCACGTAATATAGGTTCGTATTTAGGAAATCTACATTTACGACCAAGTAAAGTTTTAATCTGTCCTCTTTCTTGAGCAGCTTTCATAACTTGATTCATTAATTGTTTAACAAAAGGTGCTTGACTGTGATACTTAGAAAATAGTTCTTCAGATTTTTCTGGAGATACACCTAACTCACCTTGTAATTTTGTTTTACCCATACCATAAAATAATCCAAGATTAATTGTCTTAGCTTGTGATCTAGGTATAGATGCCATCTCTGCTACAATTTGATGAAAGTCTGTTGAGGGATCATTCTCATATGAATCTGCAATTGTATTTACAGAAGGTAATCCAAATTTTAATGCATAGTGTGCAACAAGTCTTGGTTCCTGTTGCGAGTAATCAAAAGTTCCCCAGTTACAATTTTCTTCAGGTATAAATAATGATCTAAGTAAAGGCCCTGTTTCCGGATCCCTGGCAGGTATTTGCTGTAAGTTTGGATTATGATAACTAAATCTTCCTGTAACTGTCCCTCCATCATCAGATCGTATTTGATTTATATCTGCATGAATCCTACCTTTGTGCTCATATTTAATAATAGAATCTATAAACGTTGTTCGTACCTTGTTTATTTTTCTAGCTTCTGCTATAGTCTTAACTAAAGGATGTGGATGATTAGACAAAAAACCTTTTGTAAAAGAAGGTTCACCAGTTGGAGTTCTAGAATATGTTAAATTTAATTTATCGAAAAGTGGAGCGATCGTTCTTGCTGCCATTAATTGAATATCTATTCCTGTTTGTGCTTTTATTGATGCTACTAGGTCTAGCTCTCTTGTTTCCAATTCTGTTTTTAATTGATTGGCTCGATTCACATCTACCCGAACCCCTAGGAAGCGCATATCGACCAGACAAGGGAAAAGATCTGTCTCAAGATTAAATACATCTTGTAAGTTATCTTCAACAATTACTTTTTTTAATTTGTGCCAAAGTTTTAAAGTTAGTTCAGCATCTTTTTCACCATAAGCTCCAACTTCCATTGCAGGCATTCTCCACATATCTGCTTTTGGATCTAAACCTCTTTCTTTAGCTGCTTCGTTTAATCGTGCTTCGTTTTTACCTTCACCTAAATGATTCCAGGATAAAGTATTTAAGGTATAAGAGAATCTATTCTCGTCAATTAATGATGCTGCAATCATAGTATCTATGATTAAACCATTGATTTTTATACCTAAATTACGTATCCAACATACGTCGTACATAGCGTTATGAAATATTTTTGTAGCAGGTGATGCACAAACATCTTTGAACCATTCTAAAGTTTTTTTACGATCTAAGTTTGGTCCTTGTTCATGTGCAATTGGAAAGTAACCTTTGTATCCATCTACAGCTACAGCAATACCTACAATTTCACCGTTACCAATTATAGAACCAGAACCTTTTGATTTTAAATCAGGATCTCTTGTCTCTAAGTCAATTGCTATCTCATCTGCATCTCTTAGATCAGGAAACTCAGTGGGCATTACCCATTCTGTATGAGGTACTATCATATTAAATCAAATAAATAAATTGTTATTAATGAATAAAAAATAAAATCATGCACTGCAAATAAATTCATTTCTTTTTACTCATGTCTTTCATCTTTTTAATTTCTAATTCACAATAATGAATTATTTTTTCTAGATCTTGTATGCCATTTTTATTTTTATAACGACACACATACTTTATAACGTTTCCTTGAAAAAAAGAAAGGTCATTCTTAGAAATAAACTCATAGGGTTGAATGTGAAAATCTTTATAGTGACTTCCGCCTATTTGTTTACTTTGTGGAAATGCGCTTTCAAACATATCTTTACTTGTCATAACTGATATCCTTTCCTAGTTATTTTTGCTTTTAGTTTATATAAATTGTTACGTGCTCTTGTAGTTCCAACGTACCAAACTCTATGTTCTTCATCTTCTTTATCTTGACTTCTTTTGATTGCTTTGATGATTTTATCACCTATATCTAAACATAGAATTACATTGTCTTGTTCACCACCCTTGATAGCATGAATAGTTGATAACCATATTCTTGCAGGTTTATTTAAATCTTCTTTGTTTTCTAATAATTGTAATAAATATTCTTTATCTTCATCTTTAGCTAATCTAAATGCTGTAAACCAATTTTCTTTTGCATCCCATTTAAACTCACCTGTATAATCTTTTATATCTTTTATCTGTTCTTCCGTTAACTGTTTACCATTACACCAATCAGTATAATCTATAGAAGATTTATGCATTCTAACTTTAATACTTTTACCTTTGTTACTTTCGAAGTATAAACCTTTTTCAACTAACTGTTCTTGTATTTTTAATAATCTCGATATTGTTCTAGTTAATATTAACCATTTACCTTTAGATAAATCTATTTCATCTATATTATTTATTTCTTCACATTTACCTTTATGATTTCTAGGGTAGTATTGTTTTATTTTTCTTAAACCTACTATGTTATTTATAGGTATAATAGATTGTTCTTGTACTGCTTTAGATATTCGTTTAGAATACTTGAGAATTTTTTCTTTTGCAGGTTCATTTATAAATCTTTTTACATCAGCTCCAGCCCAGGCAAATATAGCTTGATCATCATCACCAGCTATGTAAATATCTTTAGTTTTTAATTTTAAAACATCATACAATTTCCATTGCAAAGGCGATAAGTCTTGAGCTTCATCAATAAATATGACATCAAAGTCAGGTAATTTATTTGGATTTTCTATCAACATATTTATCATGTCATTAAAATCTAAAAGTTTCTTTTTCTCTTTATATTTTAACAAATTATCAGATATGTGTTTTAGTTGTTGCCAGTTTACATTTTTAGGATCATGTTCTTCTAAATCAAATTCTTCTCTTATACTTACACATCTATTAATAGCTCTATGTATTATTTGAAAGTATGGATTTTCAAAACCTAAATAAAAAGATTCGTCTTTGTTATAACGATCATAAAATTTTACTTGTAAGTTTAATAGCTTACCAAACTCTTCATAATGATATGGTTGCATAACATCATCTTTATTTATATTTAAACATTCAAAACCTAATGAGTGTAAAGTCTTAAAATAAATTAATTTTTTATCTTCTGCTGGCATTCTTTTCTTTGCTTCACCCGCAGCCTTTTTAGTAAATGCAAAATAACCTATCTTATGTAAAGGTGTTCCTGTTCTATGATATGCTTTTGCTCTAGATATTAAACGATATGTCTTGCCTGTTCCAGGTGGACCATAGTACTTATAAATCATATTATATCGTCCTTGTCTTCTATTTCTATTTTCTCATCTATATCTTCAGGTTCTTCAAATAAATATAAAGGTATTCTTGCAACTCTTATTGGTCTCCAATATTCACCATTATTATTTCTACCTGGAAATCTTTTAGGTTTACCAAACAAAGCTCTCTTCTCTTCATCTGAATCTTCATTATCAAACAATTCATTGGAGATCATGTATGAAGTTTTTTGTGCATCATATTTCCATTCTTCATTTTTTAGTTTGTCAAAAAATTTATCAAATACAAACCATGCAAACTTTATTTCTACCAAA